TGCTCGCGGGCGAGCTCGGCCTCGAGGCGCTCACCCTCGGCGGCGAGCTTCTCCATCTCGGCAGCCTGCTCGGCGGAACGGTCCTCGACGGCCGAAAGGTCGGCGAGCATCGCGGCCACAGCGGCGGCGCGGTCCTGAAGCTTCGAGAGTTGAGTGGCCATCCGTGGCGCTCCGTAGTTGGTGAACGGTGACAGTCCGTGTCTGCCGTTCACACTACGGGAGCAATCGCCACTGCCCTAGCGTTTCGGTTCTACGTAGAACGAACGGCGGCAGATGTATTCCGATGGCACGACCACCTTGCCACGGAACTCGCAGCACGGGCACTCGACGTACCGCACCTGCTGATCGCCAGCGGCCTTGCTCGTGTACGTCCGAATGCGGCCACGCTTGCACTGCGGACACGGGTCGCCTGGTCTAGCCACGCTTGCTCCTAGCTCAGATCCGCGACGATGGAATCAAGGTCGTCGTTCACTTCGGCCAACTGCTTCCGCAGTCCGTCCATCTCCTCGATAGCAGCCAACAGTGCAGCCTCGGGGTCTTTGTCGTCAGACCGCTTTTTCATGGCATCCAGCTTGGCTTTCAGTTCGGCGATTCTCGCCTTGCTGGCTTCTACCTTTTGCGTCAGAGATTCCTTGCGGGCAGTCGCCTCTTTGAGCTTGGCTTGCGCAGCGGCAACCTTTTCCTTGGCCGCCTCGACCCTGCCGGTGCCCATCTGCGATTTGACTTCGTCTAGTTTCTTCTGGATTTTGGCAACCTTGTCGTTGGCCTTCTTGACCTCGCGGTCCGCTTCCTTTTGGGTTCCCTCGATGCGGTCGCGGTAGCGTTCCTTCCGGCCGCCACTGGATGAGCCCGACCCATCGGCCTTGTCGCCGCCGCCACCACCTTCCTTGCCGCAGGTCGGGTCAACGCCGCCGCCGGCACCGGTCGCACAGAACCCGCGAACGTGGCCAGCCCTACCACGGATCATCGTGCGGAGCACGGCCGCCTTCAGCCGCACCGCCATCGACTTCGCCCGAGCCGAGTCTGCGGCGAACGATTCGTCGGCGTCCTTGGCCTGGTGCTGGCAGCTGCACCGCGCCTCTTCCTGCTCGGCCATCCACGCCTCCATGCTGCGACGGGCCACGGCCGCAGACGAAGACGAGTATGCCGGGTGCGTCACGACGGACACGTCGAACAGGCCAGACACCTCGCGGATCGAGCGACGCGGCACGCCGTCCTCGCCCGGTGCCCACGACTGCCCCTTCTGCTCGACCGTGAACGCGAACGATGAGCCTCGCAGGTCACCGCGGGCGGTGAGTTCCGAGATGGTGCGGCCCAGTTCCGTGTTCGGCAAAACGACCGAGTACCGCAGCCCCTTCTCGTCGCTCGACAGTTCCAGCGTCCCGCTCGAAGTGCGGCCCAGCAGCTGGTTGGCGTCGTGGTTGAACAGGGCCACCACGTCACGCTTGCCACGCTGGCGGTTCAGAACCTTGTCGAACGCACCCGGCAGGATGGTCTCGCGGAACCCGCCCAGGTCCACCGAGGTGGTGTTGTAGCGGACGGCATAGCCCGACAGGACCGTGCGGCCGTCGGCCCGAGTCTCGACAGCCACGCCGCCGTCGTCGGCGAACTCCCAGTCACGCCGCTCGATCTCCGTCGCCACCGCCACCACGTCCATCTCGTCAGCCATCGCTCGCCTCCGTGCTCGGGGTATCTTGTGCCGGCGTGTCTTCGCTGGTTCCGTCCTGCTCCTCGGCCACGTCCTCGACCATGCCGCCCGGCGTGTCCTCAACCTCGCCCGGCGAGTCGTCGCCTTCTGGCATCGGCCCAAGGTTCTCCTTCTGCCGCACCTCGTCGGGCGTCAGCCACCGATTGCGAATGGCGATCTCGTACGCCTGGTACCGCGTCGTGATGTCCGACCGCAGCAGCCCTTCGACGAGGAACTCCGCGTACAACTCGCCGTCCTCGGGGAGCACGTCCCGCTCAATCGCACCCTCGATCCGCCGCAGCCACGGGGCAATCGTGAACTTCTCGAACGACACCATCTCGCTCTGCAGGTTGCCCCACGTCGCGCGGCCCAACTCCTGAATCATGTGCGGCGGCATCCGCCAGATGCGGCATATCGCAAGCAGCGATTGCATCCAGAGCTCAGCCAGTTGGCTCTCTTGATTCGTGGCCGTGATCGTGTCGGCCTTCAGTCCGTTGCTTAGCACCGCCGTCTCGCCGGCGTTCCTCGCCCCCTTGTGCCGGGCGTTCCACGACTCGCGGAGCCCACGCCGCTGCTCCTCGTTGAGCACTTGGTCGGTCGTGAGGATCAGTCCCGGCTGAGCTTGGTTCCTGTAGAAGTTGGCCGCATAGCCCTCCAGGCTGCGAGCCAGGCTGATCGCATCCCGGCCCAACTCGATCGGCACCTCGCCGTGGATGCCGTCAAACGAGATCCACGGGATGTGGCAAATCTGGTCGTCGCGGTAGATCGTCTGCCGGCCCGTCTTCGGGTCCGTGAACAGGTACGTCTTCGTGCCCTCGTCGTCCGGCTCGACCTTCATGCCGGCCGGGTTCAGCGGCCGCAGTTCGGTCACCTGCCCATCGGGGCCGCGGAACTTGAACTGGTAGGACGAGCCGTAGAACCCCATGTGCAGGCAGATTTGCTCGACCCACTGGTATCTGGTCTGGTAGCGGTTCGGCCGCTTGGCGAGCACGTTGTAGATCGCCAGATCCTTGGCCCGCTCCGACGTGTAGTCGTCACGCTTGCGGTAGACGTGCAGCGGCAGGCAAGCGACGGTCTCGGCCACCACGCGGGCACAGGCCATGTACGCCGCCGTCCGCATGGCGGTCTCGGGGGTCACCCGCACGCCAGACTCGGCAGCAGCCGCCACCAGGTCATCCCAGCGGCTCATCCGCGTCTCTAGCCAGCGGATCTCGGGGAGCGTCGCATCCATGCGGTGTTCACCAGAAGGAAAGTTCGGGCATCGCCTGCGGCGTCAGGCTTTCGCCCATGTGCGAGCCAATCGCCATTACCAGAGCGACCATGCCGTCGATGCGTTCCGTGGACTTCGCCTTGGATGGCTTGATGTTGCCGGCCGGGTCGCTCTGTACCGCTACGTTTCCTGCTTGCCAGCCTAGCACCGGATGCCCAGCGTGCCGCAGTTTGCCGTCGATCGTGAGTGCCTCCAGACGCTTCGCCGGGGCACTCATCGACGCGAACCCTTGCCCAAACATCTGCACCGGCAAGCCCTCGGCAACGAGCTCCTGTGCCAGCATCGTCGCGTTCCATCGGTCGATGGCGATCTGCTTCGGCTGGAACCGCCCGCAGAACTCCATGATGTCCCGCTTGATGGTGGCGTAATCCGTGCTCTTGCCGTCCGTCAGCCGCAAGAATCCGTCCCTCGCCCACTGGGTGTAGGGCACCCGGTCAGTCCGCTCCCGCTCCGCGGCGTTGGCCTCGGGGCACCAGAACATCGGGACCACGTCGTACCGGCCAGACTCGTCGGGAAACACAGCCACGAATGCCGACGTGTCCCACGTACTCGCCAAGTCCAGCCCCGCCCAGAACGGCCGCCCCTCCAACGGCTCCAGCTCCACGCCACAGGCCGCCCACTGGTCAGGACGAATCCAGCGGATGTCGCTGGTCGTCGGGATGTTCAACCGATACCGCAGGAAGGCGTTGAGTTTGGTGGCAGAGTTCTCGGCTTCCTTGCAGTCAGCGGCGAATGACTCCTCGCTGATCGTCTCGCCTAGCGAGGGGTTCGCCTTGTGCCAGACCTTCGGCGACTTCCAATCGTCCTCCCGGTCCGCGGCGTAGATGCAGCCGAAGAACGCCGGGTCGAACGTCGGGTCCGCGATGCACCGCTCGGCGTAGTCGTGCTGGTCGTACCACAAGTGGGTCTTGTTCGCCTCGCCAGCCGTCGTGATCGACAGCACCAGCGGCTGACGCCGAGCCGCACCGCCGTACCGAAGGGCATCCCACAGCCGGCGGTCCCCCCGTTGAGCGTGCAACTCGTCGAACAGCAGGCAGGAGATATTCAGCCCCTCAGCCCGGAACGCATCCGCCGACAGCACTCGGTAGAACGAGTTGCTCCCACGATGCACGATCGTCTTCCGCGAGTCGAGCACCTCAAGCACCTTTGACAACGCCGGCGACGAGCGGACCATCGACGCGGCTTCACGGTAGATAATGCCGGCTTGCTCACGGTCCGATGCCGCACCGTAGACCTCAGCCCCGGCTTCGCCGTCGGCCACCAGCATGTAGAGGGCGATGCCGGCGAGCATCGTACTTTTCCCCTGCTTTTTTGGCAGTTCGATGTACGCCTGGCGATGTAACCGAGTGCCGTCAGGCTTCAGCCGGCCGAAGATCTCGCCCAGCACGTATCGCTGCCACGGCAGCAGCAGGAACGGTTGCCCGGCCGTCTGGCCCTTGCTGTGCTTCAGCACCGTCTCGAAGAAACGGTACACCCGGTCGGCCTTCGCCTGGTCGATGCCAGGACGATGCTTAGCCGTGGGCGAAGAACTCTTCGAGCTCGTCCTTTTTGACTTCGACTTGCGTGGCAAGCTTCGTTCTCGACGAGGGATTGAGGCCAAAGTCAGCCTCTAAGACGTGGAGTTGTGCCGCTAACTTGTGGGCTATCGCAACCTCTGGACGCTGGGCGATGTACTTGATGTCGCCCTTGTCGTTCAGGATCGGGTACGTGTCGCCCTCTTTTTGGAGTTTCGCACGGGTGGCAAGCCACCATTCGTATGTGTCGCAGTACCTCGCCAGTGCCTCGATGTCGGCCTGCGTCATCACTCGCACGGATTGAAGTAGCGGCAGCACCCTGCCCCAACGCTGACGAGCGACCGGGCCGAGGTACTCTGGCATCTCCACCCCAGTCTGCGGCGGCGTCGGCTCAAGTTCGTTGAGGCGTCGCTTTCCTGGGTTGCCACGCAGGATCTTCAACTGCGTTGGAACCGGCGGCCTGCCCTTCCTGGCCATGACCTACCCCCTATGCGACTTTTGCGGGCGTTTTTTCGCGGTGCACGCACGTCGGTTTATATCGTTTGCTCAAATATTTTTCGCTTTTTACGGCCTAAAACAGCCTTCTTTGGTAGCCGCGGCGATTGCTTTTCTTGACGTTGCATGAGTAGCACGCGCATTGCACGTTGTGCCACTCATGCCCAAAGACGCCAGCAGCCAGCGGCACAATGTGATCCACCGTCCTGTTACGTGGGTGCGGCCTCCTACTGTGCTTTGCTACCAACCACTTGTGGTTGCACTGACTGCCGCATAGTTGGCATCTATAGCCATCTCTCTCAGCGACTCGCTCTATCGTTACCTTTGGATCATAAGGAACACCAAAGCTTCTGCACCGCCTGCGCGTATTACCAAGGCAGTTGCCGTACATTCTGGCCTTGGCTGCCTTACTGCCGTCCATGCCATGTGCGTCCCAATAGCATTGAATACAGCAATACTCTCGTTTATCACCAGCCCTGTACTTTCTTCTTGAGAAGCTAACCCGGCAATGCTTACAGACGTGCCACGACCTTTTTGAGTCGTGCATGCATCTCCAACTGCAATAACGCTGAGTGGACGACGGTGTTCTGTAAAAGGAAGTGCCGCACTGAACGCAGGCGGCAGCCGTGCCATTGCTTGGCCTCACCCATTGGCACGTCCGGCACAACCTTCCCTTCCCGGTTTTCGTGATAAACGGAGTGTGGCACTTTTCGCAGGCTACTCGTTTCTGCTGCCTGTGGTTGCGTGACACCAGCTTGCACTGCGGCGAGCATTGCTTAGCAGGCCTTCCAGCCCCTTGGCGGACCCATGCTGCGCCGCAGACGCTGCAATTCATTGTCGATGGCCCAGCCTGGTATCGCCGAAGCATGCAGGCGTCGCAGTATCGCTTTGCCCGCCCTTTGCCTTGCTTCTGCTCAATCGCGCATCCGCACGTCTGGCACGAGACAACGCTGAATTTATTTAGGCACATACAGCCCACGCTACCAGCCAAGTCAAGTCATTGGGCTGCACGCTTGGCCTGCCGGGCAACGCTCCACCCCTCATGCCTCGAATGGCAAGATACGCACAGCACCCTGAGGTTGGCCACCTCATCGGTTCCACCCTGACGCTTCGGCACGATGTGGTCCACATGCGCCCGCTTGCCATGCACCAGGCACCCACACACCTGGCACTGGTAGCCATCCCTCAGCAGCACCTCACGCCGTGCTGCCTTCCACCCTTGCGAGCAGTAGCCACGCTGGTGAGCGTTCGGCCTGCCGATGTCGGGAGCCCTTAGCTTGGGCTTCCTGTTCACCCACGGCGGCTTGAACGTCGGTATTCGGTCTGGCACGTCAGCCCTTGAAGACGGCGGTCCCGATGGTGCCCGTGCTGTTGGTGGTGGCCGACAGCAGCTTGATGTACTGCGTGGCGAACACCTCGTCGGGCAGGGCATAGGCACGGCCGTCGGTGGTGGACGAAGACAGCGTGATCTTCACGACCGCTCCGTCCTTGTCGTACAGCTGGAAGAACGGGCCGTTGGTCGTGTCGCTGGCCCAGATGTTGATCTGAGTGGCCGCGGTCACCATGGTGCCTACCTCGATGTGCCCGCCGGCCATGTCCAACATGGGCAGCGTGTTGGCGACCGAGGTGGCGGTCGAGAGCGTGAAGGCGAACGTCTTGCTCTTGCGGCGGATGCGGACTTCCGACATGGCTAGTTCTCCCTTTGAGGCACGGGTATGGCCCGATGCGTGGCCTTTCGCTTCAGCCTACCCTGCGCCAGCGACTTCGTCGGAGGTTGCTCATAGCAGTCGGACTCGGTTCGGCCCGGCAGGCACCACGTTGAGATCCTGCGGCGTGGCGTGCGGGTAGGGGGGCGGCAACCCCGCCATGTATGTCTGCTGCGTGATCTCCTCTACGGCACCGCTGCCGAGCAACTGCGGCAGCAAGGTGGCGGCCGGCTCCCACGTAGCAAACTCGTCATTGACCGCGAGTATGACCCGCCCCAAACGGTCCTTGGGCGCGACGGCCACCGGGTCAAAACATGTCAGCGTCCTGCCGTCTGCGGACGGATGCCCCCACGCGGCGTCCAGTTGCAGCCGGATCGTCTCATACAGCGTCTCGTTCGCGGTGCGAAAGTATCTCATGCGACCGGCAAGCCCCACTTTGTGCCGAGATACCGCTCCACTCGCTGCACATCCGCGACAGACAAGGCGCGCGAGTAAATCACAATCTCCGCGATGTAGCCGTTCAACGGGAGCGACGAACCAACGCCACCAATGCGGGCGAGCGCATACGAGTTGCTGGTTGTGCAGGTGGCACGCTGCACACCGTCCGTCCGCAGGATGCCGCCAGACGCCGACGACCGAATGGCCGAGACCACCGCCGGCCCAAACGGGTTGTTTGCCGGGAACTGATACCTTGCCGATGTAGTGCCCAGAGAAAACCCGCCACAATGGGTGAACACGTCGCTGTTCGTAGACCCATCGTTTTTTATTACGGCAGTCACGCCAAACCCAGAACTCGCATCCCCCAGTATCTGCTGAGTGGAAACCGCGCTCGCAACCATGTTGTTCCTGACGACGACAAACTGCGTCTCGTCGGTTCGCGCCGTGCCGGTGAACGACATGATGTCGTTTGAGCCGTCGAACGTCATGACTGCGCGTCCGTTCAGCGTCTGCGACGTGTTCACTGGCCTGTTGTTGGCCGTCGTCTGCGTCGCGTGCACGCCGTTGCCGCTTTTGTCGTTCCACTGGCTGACGGCACCACTGACGGTAGTGATCGACGCGGCGTCACTCGCGTCCCACCACGCGGCAAGGCCGCTGATGCTCCTCGGGGTGAACCCCGTGGCCCGTGGCCGCAGCAGCCGTCCGTTCATCCCCATTACTTCGTCTCCCGTGGCTGGAGTGCGTACAGCAGCCGCGTCTGCTCGCGGACGGCCTCGGCGATGCCTTGCTGCGTCTCGCTCAACTGCCTGACGAACGACCGATGCTCCTCCACCAGAGGCAGCAACACGTCGTTCCGCAGTACCCAGCCGGCAGCCAGGGCGACCAACGTGGGAAATCCCCACCGCTCGATGATGCCGTACACGGTTTCCTTCGCTGCGTCCGTCATGGTGTCTCCCGCATCGCTTGCATCGCTGCCCGGTTGTCGCGGCCTTCCAGCCACCAGCGGATGAGGATCTTGACGACCTCGCTGATCAAGGCCGACAGCACGAGCGTCAGGATGATGCCCATGCCGTA